AAGAGATATATTGCAAAGATTTTGTTAGAACCTGAGTCCCAAACAATATCTATGTCTGCTCCGTTACTTGTAAATGGTAAGCCTGTTCCTGTATCTATATAAGCTATTAAGTTACTTGTTGCTGTATTACCAGTATCTTTATAGATAATTAAAGCCTCAATAGATGTACCAGCAGTTGGTGTACTAAATGTACAGTCTGCTGCGTCAAATACTCCTGATGTTACAGTTTTACTTGATAATGCTACAGGTGTACCTAATACACCAGATACATCATTGTAGAAATCATGTGCTGTACTATATGTATATGTACCTGTATCTACAAGAGCTACCTTAATAGTATTATCAGTAAGGTCTATCTCTCCATTTAAGAAAGCTTCTTTTGCTTTTGGATAAATTGCGTTTGCCATATCTCCTCCTACGGTATCTTCATGGTTATATTAACCAGTTTATTTACTTCGTCTTGTTTAGCAAAGCTAGCTAATAATAACTGAGCTGTTGCTAATGCCTGTGCTCCCCTTTGTAAATCATTCATATGCATAGACCAGAATAAGGCACATACATATGTAATTAAAGCCATTGGGTAATTTTGAGTTATACTATTTTTATCTCCATCTGCTTGTAATTCTTGAGGAAATAAACCTAGCATTAGTCTTATTTTGTTATCTTGTTCACTACTTCCTGGTCTAGGATATACATGAAATGTATTACCTACACGGTATCCTAATTGTGGTATTCCAGTATAATCTGCTCTACTAGCTCCTGATTGGTGATAACTATGTCCAAATTTAATAGTATCACTAGCATAATTAAAACTAGGTCTACCATACTTAACACTAGGTGTATATTTACTAGACTCATTAAATTCTATAGGACTTCTTATATCTATAGGATAGTATACTTCTTCACTACCAGATACATCTATATAATAAGCATCTAGTATTACTTTAATTCTATTAGGTAAATTGTATTCATCTGTTTTAGCACTCACTTCACCAGATGTTATTGTATGTGTATATACAGATTCATCATATACTGACTGCACTGTATTACCCATTAGTTCTACAGCTACATTAATTAAGTCTTTTATAACGTCATCTATACCACTAAAGTTTCTACCTATGATACTTTTAACTTTAGTAACAACATTACTTCTATCATAATTAAACTCACTTCTTGCCATACTTTAACTCCTGTAGTGATTCATACATTTGTTCTACTTTATCTTCTAATTTTTCTATAGTCTTTTCAGTCATATCTAATCTCATATTCTGTTCTGCGTCATCAGGTAATGCACCTAGTTCGCCCCTAGGCCATTTAACTCTAAATTCTGAGTTCATACTTTGTTGTACTTTACTCAGTTCTTGTTCATGTTCTAAAAAAGTTATTCTTTCTGTTAATCCAAAATAACCCCACACTGCTATAGCAACTGCTGCCATTATCTGCAAAAACCAACGTAAGTTGATTTGCATACCAGTGTTATCATTAATCTGTCCTTTGGTCTCCTCCATTTTTTTCCACCCAATCTTGACCTACTTTCTCCCCGTCAGGTATAGTATGCCAAGGTTTATTTCTTACTTCTTCTTGTACGTCCCTTGATTTTAAATTATAAGCACTTAGCTCACCTACGTTCATATACTTAGTTTCAAACTGTAAGTGACCTTTAATTCTTTGAAATAATAAATAACCTTTATAACTAAATACTTTTAATTTCCCTGTAAATCCAGCTCTAGACATATCAGATAATCTAGTAACTACAAGTTGATACCAGCTATTATCTTTCTCTGTCCATGCATTAATAAATCTCATTAATTCTGAAGTCTCTTCTGCTAACATATATAGTAATTCTACTTCTACATTAGTTTCAGTTGTTACGTTAAATGTAGGTCCAGAGGATAAGACCCTTACAGTCTTACCCTCTTTATCCAATGGGTTAAAGTGTATTCTATTTAAATGCACTCTATACCACATACTATTTAGGCAACTCCATTACTGTCTGGGATTAACTCATAATAAATTATGTAATACCCATCACCAGCTGTAGTACCTCCAGCACCTTGAGTTTTTCTTTCAAAGTGTAGGATGTCAGTATCGGCTACAAAGAACGGAGTTAAATCCGCTTCTATTGTAACACCAGCTGCTGTAGCGTTTGGAATTGTTAATGTTACCTTTTCAGCTCTAGATGTTGAGTTTACTGTATCAGTATAGTCTAAAGCGACTACTGGTGCAGTAGATGTTGCAACTACAGCTGTTTGCACTACAAATTCAAATCTATGAACTACTATAGGATGATTCACCTTAAAGGTAAAGTCATCAGCAACTGAGCCATCAAGGTCAGCTGATACCGGAATTATAGCAAATTGAAGTTTACTGTTAAATGCCATTGTTAATTACCTCCTATAATTAGTCATTTGAATGTATTCTAAGCATGTGATACTCACTATCAGTTGAATTAGTCCAAACTTTTTTGAACCCTGTTAATGCGTTCCATGCTATACCAGTGAATCTATTAAAGTCCCAAGATTCTACCATAGTTGATTCTGGCTCTACTAAAGCCTCTACAACTGGTTCAAATCCGCAGATAATACCTTCACCGTTATGTGCTGACCCACCAATAGTATTAGATAACACGTTGTTTTCTTCTACCATTCTCATACCAAAGTATGAACCTAGTTCACCGTTGATAAGAGTTTGTGGTTGGTCATATTTATGAATGTCAATGATACCTCCAGTTTGAGAATCCTCAAACAGTTTGGCCATTGCAAATGCAGATAGTACAGCTAAATAACTGTTACCATCCCATTTTGGTACATTATCATTTTTTAAGTTTTTAATAATGTCTCTAATGTGGAATGCTCCAATAGATGCTCCTGCACCTGTTGATACTGTTCCGTCTTTATCCAATGTTCCTGCTGAAGCAGAAGTTGGAGTGTAGAATACGTCAGCGTTCTGGAACTCTGTTCCAGCTACTTGGTCCATAGATTCCGCAACGTTCATTGCAAGTATTTTCTTGAGTGTTTCATCAACTGAATACTCTGCAAGAGTTTGTGATTTCTTTGTATAAGATACACCGTTACCGTATTCGCTTACTGTTGCCTGTACAAACCCAACATTTGGTTTATTCATTGGCAAACTTTGTAGTTCAGAAATAGTACTTGTAGCTTTTGACAGCTTTTGGTACTTTTCAATCTCTACTGTTGACCCTTTGTGTTTTCCAAATGCTTTGATAGGTTTTGCCAGGTTTCTAAATTGCATCATGTTTCCTGCTTGGAATCTGATATCACTATCCATTTTAAGTTTAGCTAGCCTATCGGATTCATTCAGGAAGCTTATTGCTCCTTGTGGCATAATTACCTACCTCCTGTTAATTAATTTTGTTTCTGTCAAGTGTAGTCTGTTTCCTGAATCTCTCTTGAAGGAATTTGAAATAGTCTTCATCATCTCCAAGAGGTGCATCATTCTCAGGCTCTAACTTGTTTATTGGATTACTTGTATTTCTCCCTGGGGCATCCATATTTCCAGGGGGAGCTGTTTCTTTTGCTTTAGTCTCTTCTTCCTTAGCGTCCTCTTTAGGAGACTTGACTGCATTAAACTTATCACTTGTAAGTTTAAAACGTTCCTCTACTGATAAAGACTGGTCACTTGCAAGAAGTAAAGCATCAAAAACTTCACGGTCTGCGTCAGATAATGGTTCTGTATGTTTTTCATATAGTCTATCTGCTTTAACCATGTTTGATGTATATGTAGCGTACTCTTCATTAGAGAGTTCGTTTACATTTTTACCTCCGGGTAACAACTGTTCAGCTGCATCCTTTGGTTTAATCTGTATTCTAGCATCATCAGATACTGGTTCTTCAACCTTCTCTGTGTTACTGTTCTGTTCTTGTTCTGACATTATTTAGAACCTCCATAAGTTGTTCTGGTGACGGCTGTTGAGCTGGTGCAGCTCCCTCCGGTTCACCCTGTGGCATTGCACCTGGGACACCTTGATTTTTCAATAAATCCATATTAAGTATGTCAGAAGGATTCTCATCAAATGATTCAAATATTCTCTGAACAAACTTAGTTGGGTCTATAGCCTGTGCAACTTGAGGCATATTACCAATAACATTAACTATTTGCATAAGTTTTTGGAAATTGGTCATTTTCAATACCTTGCCAGATACACCCCTAACTGTTAGTGTAGCATCTCTAATGGCCGCAATACGTTCATTAAAGTTCATCACTTTCAGTACATTCAACGCTTCAGAATCTTCCAGGGTTTTAGAATAATCAAAATGAGAATCATCATTCATATAGATTAATTCTGTATGAAGTAGGAGCTCTAGAGTTGGCTCTATAATAGCTCGCTCTATCTCATTAGCAATATCTGCAAAAAAGGCATTAGTTTCTTGACTTTTCTGAGATATCTCTGAAGCTGTCGGTCTTCCCTTTTGTGTAGGTTGTCCTTGAAAGAACTCGTTTTGGAATGACCTATTCTGTATAAGTCTGTCAAGTACAAATAAAAGGTTGGTGGCATTTGGATTCACCGTGTTGTTATACACTTGATTGATGGTTCCCGTTGCTGTAACTGGGTACAGTCTACCTGGTACTACTGAGCCAAATAAGTGTGCTTTGCCTGTCTCTATATTATTAGACACGACCTCATATACTCCTAGAGTATTTAACGTAAAGGCATCAAGTAACAGGTTCATAGATTCAACATAAGAACTTAACAAAGACCGTAGCTTTGAAATATATCCTCGTCCATATCTCCCTTTAAGTACTTTCATAGGAAATCCTATGACATATGGGAATTGACCTTTTGGTAAAATGTTTTTACCGTAGTAGACGACATGTTCTTTATTAGCAATAATATAGTGAACATTCTCGTCTATTATTTTTCCTTGTTCATTTGTCATGCATTTGCTATAGACATACTCTAATTTAACTGTAGGTCTATATAACCCTTGGTCAGGGTCTTTTTGTTTATGCAGATTACGCATGACTTTATCTGCATTCTTCCATTGATTAACTTGGGCCATATTTACAAAGTCACCCATGTCAACTTCTTTAATTTCTATTACATACTGGTCCCCGTTAGGGTCTAATCTTATACTAAACGGGTCACATACTTTAATATCTGTTTTACCTATAATACTATCTTTAGTTCCATATTCACCTTTATTAGCATCATATGTAGGATATGATTCTTGATAGTAATTATAATCTATCTTAGTAATATACGGAGATGTTAGTAATGCCATTTTAAGTGCATCTCCAAATACCATAGGAAACTTATTAGTTTTAAGTACTGCTTCTACTAACTTAGACAAACCAGCTTTAACTACAGGGTTAGGATGTTCTATTGTAAAGTATTTATTATCACTAGCCATTAATATTCTAACAAAGAAGTTACTAAGTCTTACCACTAAGTTATCTACTATAGGGTCTTTAATCTTAGT